TTGAAGATGTATCTAGCTGGATATTACTTAAAGCAATGTCGGGGCTTAATTTTAAAGCATATGGTTCATATGCAGTAGCAATACTTCCATATTCAACTTGCGTTAAATCTAAATCGGCTGTATAAAGAGTAAATCTAAATTTACCATCGCTTGGTGCAGTAAAAGTGTAATTAGTTCTTGTTGTACTATCTGGTGTAACTGCACCTGTTGCATTATCAATGAAGTTGAAATTACGCATTTTTGAAATTGTAATTGCTTGTCCTTTTTTTAGATAAAAATATTGTGACACACTGTAGGTATTAGAATCTACCATTCCATCAGCATTATTCAATACTTTGCCGACTAATGCTTTATTCTTATCGAATAAGTTTTTACCGACAGTTACGAACGTTGTTTTATCTGCTGTAATTGCACCATCAGCAATCTTGTTTGTTGTGATCGATAAATCACTAGGAATCGCATTAACACTTGCTGTTCCTGCAATCGCTTGTATAACTTCATCTGAAAGATGTGCCAACCCTATTTTACCTAAATTGGTATTGATATCATTGACAGAAACGTTCCCTTCTTTTAATAAACCGTTCAACGTAATTTGAAGTTTTTCAAATTCTTCGGCGCTTAACATTTCTTTGTTAATAACATCTAAGCTCACTCTTGTGAATTCTTCTATTTTTCTATCATGATTTCGGAAATTTTCATTAATATTAAATAAATTGTCTCTATCCCAAAATGCATCAATCGTCTTAATTCCCGTTTTATCACCTACTTAAAATAATACGGAAAATCAAATTCCGCTTTCTTATAACTGAATCCTTTTATTTCTATTTCGTTTTTACCGGGAACCAATGAAATATATTTCCTATTAGTATCTCGTAATATATTAATAGAAGCCTTTAATGCTTTAACACCACTTAAAGTCAAATGGTTGCCGTTCATTTTTGTATTGCAAACGAACTTTTCGCCAGTAGTTTTATTAGTAATTGAACCTGTTCCATCAGCATAATAAAGTTTGATATTTAACATCATGTTTCTTGGATCAACTGTAATGTTTCCCCCATTCCACACAGTGAAGGTGTTTGAGGTGAAAGTGTAGTTCAAAGAATCTGAGTTAATACCGTCTGCTAGGCCATACTTTTCTACAATAGCACTGTACTCCGTTGTATCTATATCTTGCGTCGTGTATTGTGTCCTCCAAAAAGGGAGACCTGATATATTGCATTTAACTTCTAACTTCGCATACATACTGCCAAGTATCCTGTCTGGTTGATAACTCTCATCTACTGTTATTTTGATGACTCTTGTCGGTAGATACTTATGTGCTACATAAAAGAATGGTTGACTGTCTAAGAAGTCATTTAACTCAGAGACGAGTAATAAAAAATCGTGTTCAGCGTGGTAATGTCTCAACCAAAAAGTCATGCTTGCCTCTCTGTCTGAATAGTTAAAACCATAATCGATTTGCCCAGGTATACCTTCTACTTTTTCAGTTGTTCTTTCTTTTGAAATCGATGAAACTAAAAAATCCAGCGGCTTTACGCCAACTGGAAATTTCAGTTCATTCATATTAGGGTCATATAGTGTGAATCCCAATAGTCATCACCCTCCCATTAATTGTACTTGTGCGTTTAGTGCTTGTTGTTGGTTGTTATTACGATTCATTTCTCTACCATCTAAATACACATTTGTATCTTTATTTGATATATCTTGATTGCTTCTTGCAATCTGCATTAAAACGTTAATCTGTTTCTGTTGATTCTCAATCATTTGTAATAACAATTCTGTGTTGTCACTACTATTGTTAGCGCTTGGTGTTTTTAAATTATTAGGACGTTTGTTGTTGCTTCGTCCGCTTTGAATATCTTGTGCTGCAAGTTCTAACAACTTCATTGCGTCACTACGTCTGCTAGGGTCTGTAGGGATTACCCACTCTGGATAACCGCCTTCGACCAAATTGTACCAACCTTCTGTGTTAATCAATCCGCCTGTTGCAAAGCGTCTTGAACCTCGTGGACCCCAACCTGAACGACCGTACTGAATATCATTTGCCCAGTTAGAGTTATTGAAGAATGCTAATAACTGATCGTATCCGCTTGTGATATTACCGTGGCCTTTAACTTTGTATGCATCAAACGTAGAAGGTACATATTGTAATAAACCGCGAGCTGGCGTGCCGCGTAAGTTGTTAATATCGCCGATATTACCTTGTGTAATACCTGCATCTCCGCCAGATTCACGTTGGATTTGAGCAATAATACCGTTGATTTGTGCATTTGTGGGATTAACCTTCATCTTTTTAGCAGCTCTTACAATAGTAGAACGCCATTTACTAGGTGCTTGTTTTCCACCTGATTTACCGCCACCATTGTTCTTTTTCAACCAATTAGTTGGGGCAAAAGGTACACCATTTTTTCTCATTTCGTAATGTAAATGAGGTCCTGTAGAACTACCAGCATTTGCGCCATCACGTCCTGGATCTCCTCCAGATACACCTAATAAATCGCCTGGTTTAACACGTTTTTTGCCACTGAATTGAAGTTTGTGAAGATGCCCATATATAGCCTCCAGTCCGTTTTTAGCACGAATCCAAACATTTTGACCAAAACCACCGTTCCAACCAGAACTCGCTGTAGCCATACCTGATAACGTAGAATAAACTTTATCGTATTTATAATTAATATCTAAACCGTGATGAGCACGCGGGAACGGATAACCTTGAGCCGCGGCTTCTGCTGCAGTTTTTGCGAAACCAAAATTTATACCTTTGGATAAATCGATATAGCCGCCGTCTCCACCGCCGCTGTCTTCTAACCATTCGGTAACCGTTTTTTTAGCAGCTTCTTTCAGCTTTTTGAACATACCTGACATCATATTGTATGGTAATTCTGCTGCCTTTTTAATACCAAACGATTCTAAATTAATACCGAAACCTTCAAATACTTTTTCTAATAATTTTTTAGGGTTTTCGATATAATCCAACACATCGCCAACCGCTTTTTCAAGCCAATCTTTGCCTTTTCCAGCTGCTTCGAGTGTTTTATTCACTACGGCTTTACCGCCTTTTACTACTTTTCCGGTAATAGCCTCTGCTTTTTTACCTACGTTACCGACAGTATTTTTTACACTACCTATTACATCACCTACAAGGTCGTCTCCATGTTGATGTTTTTTAGGTTTTTTACCATTGCCTAACAAATTAAATCCAGAGCCATTACTGAATTTAGGTAAAGTGCCCGTTGACAATTGCAAATTATTTTTTAGAATTGAATGTGTTTGTTGACCATTTAAAACCGAACTACCTTTAGGCAAATAAGCTGTCGTATCACGATTTGGTGTGATAGCAGTCTTTCCGTTAGGATAACGAATCATTTCATGACGGAAACCACCTGGACCATTTCCACGTCCTTTGTCGCCGACAGTAGCAAGCGTATCTCTGTTTATTTTCCCGTTAGTTACAACATTTTGTGTATGAGTTGAAGTCGTACCAGTGTGTAATTTGATATAAGGTAATTCATCCATACTCAATTTACCCGCTACCCAGTTCACACCTTTAATCAGCTTGTTTAAACCTTCTTTAACAGATTTAACCATACCACCTATAAAGCCTTTAATTTTACCGATGATATTTGACAATCCGTCTTTCATTTTATTGAAGGTACCCATGACTTTATCTTTAAGGGACTGTACAATACCGCTGATTTTAGATTTGATTGTCTGCCAAGCGTTGATAAGTGCTGATTTAGCTCTATTTGTTGCGTTTGTCACGCCTTCTTTCAAGCTAGTAAATCTATTTGTAACATAGTTTCTCAAAGACTGTACTAAACTTGAAATTTTCGATTTAATAGCGCTCCAAATTCTGAACAAGAACGATTTGACTGCATTGAAAATTGATGTGATTGCTGATTTCAATGCGTTAAATGCATTTTTAACACCGTTGTATAGTCCTTTAGCTAAACTTATCACAGTTGTTTTTATTGCTCTCCAAACTGCGCTTGTGAATGCTTTGATTGCGTTAAAAATAGCTCTAACTGTATTTGATAAGCTTCTAACAAGTGAAATCACAGTATTTTTAATAGCTGTCCACACGGTGATTGACACTCTTTTTATAGTGTTCCAAATTGCAACAATTGCAACTTTAAGCGTGTTAAAGATTGCTTTAGCAGTATTAACATACGCTCTGATGATAGCTAGCACTGTATTTTTGATTGCGTTCCATACTGTGATCGCTACTGATTTAATACCGTTCCATAAATTAGTGAAGAAAGTTTTTAAGCCGTTGAAGATAGTTTTCATACCGTTAACTAAAGCACTTACGATAATCAATACCGCTGATTTTATACCAGCCCATATCATACGCGCTATATTGGCAATATCAGTAAATATAACAGTTAGTATCGTTTTTAAAGCAGTAAAACGTGATTTTATACTATTGATTAGTAAGGTTACCAAACCAACAATTACGTTTTTTATAATCGTCCATACCGTTTTTAAAGCATTGAGTATCAGTAAACCGTTTGTTTTTAGGAATATCAATATATTTCCGAAGGTTAAGCGGAATACACCTAATATAGAGGTTAATGCACCGCTAAATACTTGTTTAATTCCTTCCCACATTAATCGGAAATTACCAGTAAATAAACCTTTAAAAACATTGATGATACCGCTGATAGCAGTAAGGTTACCTTGTACAATCATTCTAATTGCAGTAAATACATTTATAACTATAGCTTTTAATCCGCCAAAAATTATTTTAAAGATATTACCGATTCCGGTTAACACTGGTTTAATAATGTTATTAAATAAAGCATTCAGTATAAAACCTACACCGCTTTTAATAGTGTTGAAAACATTAATAATAGTTGAACCATGTTGTTGCCAAAATGCACTCATTACTGCGCCGAAAATTGTTGCAGTGTTTTTTATGAATGTGAAGAATTCTCTAAAAGCGCCACGAATCATTAACAAAGTGCTGGTTAGTTGTGTTGCAGCTTCTTTTGGTAATATCTTTTTGAATAGATTAAATCCACTTGCGGTATCTCCGCTGAAAACATTTTTAATACCTGTAGCAAAATCTTTGATACCATTCCACAAAGAGATGACAGCATTTTTAATTGGATTGATAACTGCATTAACAATATTTCTAAATGATTCAGATTTTTTATAAGCAATTACAAATGCTGTACCGATTGCTACTATTGCTGCGATTGCTAATCCTACTGGACCAAGCATGAATTTAAACGCGCCGCCTACTAAAGTTAAACCTTTAGCAGCAAACGGTGCTTTAGTTCCTAGGAAATTCATTAAACCGCCAGCTTTTGTGATACCTGTCATCACAGGACCTATTGTAGTCATAATACTTCCTAGTGCTGCGGTAAACGCACCTGTGGTTAAGATTAAAGGACCTAAAGCTGCAGCGAATATACCTAATCCTACTACTCCGGTTTTCACCCAACCAGGCATATTTGTAAACTTATCAGCTAGCATTGCAAGAAAATCAGCGGCTTTACGTATATGTGGTGCTAGAACATCACCTATACTAATCGCCATTGATTCGATAGCTGACTTCATTTTTCGAATTGAACCGCCAATACCGCCTTCCATTTCGTCACTCATACGTTTAGAAGCACCTGTTGAGTTATCAATAGACTTAGTAAGTTTTTTGTAGTCCTCATCAGAAGCATTAATAACGGCTAATGCACCCGACATTGCTTCCTTTCCGAATATAGTAGCTGCAGCACTGGCTTGTTGGTCTTTAGATAAGTTTTTGAACCTATCACGCAACTGATCCATTACGTCACGCATAGGGAGCATTTTACCGTTACTATCAGTAATGGATATACCTAACTCTTCCATCTTGTTTTGCATAGCTTTTGTTGGTTTAGCTAAGTTTGTAAACATGGTACGTAATGCTGTACCGGCTTTTTCACCTTTTATCCCAGCATTGGACATTAAACCAATAGCTATTGATGTATCTTCCACAGTATATCCCAACGCCCCTGCAACTGGAGCAGCATATTTGAACGCTTCGCCTAAACCACGTACATCAGTATTAGCTTTAGAACTTGTCTGTGCTAATACATCTGCAAATCGTCCACTATCTTTCGCTTTCATACCAAATGCTGTTAACGAGTCAGTAACGATGTCACTTACTGCACCTAAATCTTCACCTGATGCAGCTGCTAACTGCATAACACCATCGATACCACCTAGCATATCTTTGGTATCCCAGCCGGCCAAGGCCATGTAGTTAAGAGCTTCTGCTGATTCGGATGCACTAAACTTAGTTTTAGCTCCCATTTCAAGAGCTTTGTCTCTTAATTGTTGAAACTCGCCACCAGTAGCGCCTGATGTCGCTTTAACTTTACGCATTGAGTCATCAAAATCAATACTCTTTTTAGCCGCAAGGCCGAATCCAGCCACAATAGGAGCTGTAACATACATAGACATGGAACGGCCGACATTTTTCATCGATTCTCCAACACTGGTAAGTTTAGGTCCGATATCAGTAAACTTTTGACCTAATCGACCAAAACTACTATTAGAGACTCTAGCAGCTTCTTGGGCTTCTTTTTGGAATCTTTTAAAACCATCTACAGTTTGTTCTAACTCGTGTTCGAGTCTATTTAATGTATCAGCTTGTTTATTATATTCAGTTCTTAATCTGACCGCTTTTGCGCTATTTGCACCTTGCTCTTTCGCAGTCTGCATATATTGATTACGCAGTTCTTTAACATTATTTCTCTGTTGCTTTGTCGCAGCATCTAACTCACGAATTCTACTTTTATAACTTGCCATAGATTTTTCTGAGTATTTAAAGTTGTTACTTGATAATTTCAAGTCAGAATTCAATTGTCTAAAGCTACGCCTAATGCCAGCTAATGTCGAGCCAATGCCCATATCCTGCATAGATAGGTCAATCTGCAAACCTTTAATTCTTTCTGCCATATTTCCACCTCCTTACTTATAAATTGGTGAATGCGTCTAACATGCTGTCTTTTTTATCAACTGATTTGGCTGGCTTCCTGCCATCTTCAATAACATCCATAAAAAAAGAAAAGGGCATGTCCAAGATATCGTTGATATCTTTTCCGCCCTCTTTCATCATGTCATACGCTACTTTTTTTAAATTTTGTTTATGATCAGCCCATGTGATGACTTTATTCTTTAAATCATCTTCGCTAATTGCTTTTTTCTTTGTTCATCCATTTGACCTTGAGCAATAAATTGTACTTGTGATTGAATTTCTTCAATTGCATCAGGTGCATGTAAACGATCTAACAAATCATCACTAGTAAATTGATTGTTATAAACATCTACCACAAAGTCAGTCATACGCTTGAACATTTCTTTTTCTGTTAATTCGTTGCCGTCTTCAGAAGTACCTTCCATAATGTCAGTCGCTTCATAAATTTTACGGAACGGAATAAAGTTAGGTGTGAAATATGTCTCAACCTCAAAATTACCATTTTTATCTTCTTTAGCGTTACCTTCTTTATCTAATACTACTAATTTAATGAAATTAATTTTTTTACTCATGTGTAAAACTCCTTTTAATATAATAATTTTTATTTGCAAATAAAAAGAGGGCTATATGCCCTCAAAATTAGTCTTCAATCTTTTTAATCAATGGTTTACGTTGACGATTGTCGTTTGAAGAAAGCTCAAGAATACGTTCTTCGTCAATTTTTTTGTTGGCAGGACGTGGAAATGCCTTACCTTTTTCGTATAATTTCTCGTTATCTTGTAAATCTTTAAAAGTTTTTAATACTTCATATTTAGCCATTAAGTAATTCCTCCTTATAATTATGCTCCGATATCAGATGAAACAGGTTCCTCAGAAACAGCCGCATTAGGGTGTGGCTTACCGAATACCTTTTTCCAAATCGCATCACGCATGATAGTTACACCTTTTTCATCACGACCTAGAAGCATTGTTTGTTCTTTATCAAAGCCTTCAACTTCTGTAGGCATGAACTCAGCTGTAGATTGGTCTTGAGAGAATTCGACACCATCTTCTTTAGTTTGTCCACTAACTTCAGGGAATGTGAACATACCTTTAAGCAATCCAACATATTCAGACGCGCCAGTTTCTGTTGTTTTTTCGAAGATAACTGCAACATATGGCGGTGTATTATTACCTACACCGATTACACCATCATCAGATTTATCTAAACCGAATAACACTTCTCTATCTTCAATCGGTAAGTGGTGGAATGTAGATTCTAATTCAACAGTTCCATTTGAAACTGCTAATTCAGCAACACTATTATCTCCATAAGCTTTTTCAATGGATTGTTCTTTTGATACCTGAATTTCTTGTAAATATTTAATACGTTCAGGGTCAGTTACACCTGAAACCTCTTCTGTATTCAAAGGCATATAGTAAAACCCTGTAATACCTGTAAATGAATTATATTTTTTTGCCATTCGTAATTCCTCCTATAAATTTAATTCAGAACGATAAAAAGTCCCCTCGTATCTTCGAGCGGACCTGTACATTTTTAATTCTTCGTCGTATTCCGGTTTTGCATTTGATGTGTTTTCCATTTTCAATTGTTCTTTCATTAATCGTGAAATGTGATAACTGACTTTATTCCTTACAAAATATGCTTGATACTCCTCAGATTCAGGCACAAATACATCAATTTGTACTAGATAACTTAATGCAAGGTTATCGTTATCAGCATATTCGACAGGTAATGTGTCATCAATCTCACTCATTACAATATAAGGTTTTGTCATGTCTGACGGTTCGGGGTATTCATAAAACTTAATACGATTGCCGACATATTTTTGTACTAACGCATCCTTAATAAGAACATTGTAAATTTCCATTAAAATATCTCTCAATCGTATCAACCCCTTTTCAACCTTTGTTTAACAATTTGGAAATAAGTCTTTTGACCACTTCTTAAAGCACGTTCTACCGCACCTTTTCCTCGGGGGTTAGGGTTCTTGATCGTACCAAATTCATTTAAATGAATAATTCTGTAGCGCTCCTTAGGACCTCTCCAATGTATTTTAATAGTTCGAACGCCATTTAAAGTGAAAGGTTTAGATAATTTTACTTCAGCTTTACTAGCGCCTGTGTCTTTAAAGCTTTCAAAGTTGCTTTTGATTTTTTGAACAATTACATGACCACCAGCAACTAAAGCTTCATCCACAATGCGTTTCATTTTTGCTTTACCATATCTATTTTCAAGTTCGCGTTCCAATTCCTTCATACCTTTTAATTTAATCGCCATTTGCTACACCTACTACTTTAATCATTTCTTTATTACTTGAATTAGGTGCAAAGTCGATTATTTTAAATGTAGAATTTTCATACAATCCATAAATAAGTTCGAATGTATCTGAGTGATTGATTTGATAATCAGCATGCGGATTTCTAAAATTAATCGTAATTTTATGAACACCAGTTATACCGTTTGTTTTTTCTAAATCTTTCGTAGAACTTTCATAAACTTCACAAAGCGTCGTAAACGCTTCTTTTTTCTTTTTACTTCCTGGAAACGGACCGTCATTTTCTACCATACGAAAAAAAGTAACGGGTACTCGTAAGTCTCCGCTACTTATTTTAGGTGGTTTATAATTCTTGTTCATAATCTACCTCCTTCATATTTTCAAGTGCGAAAGAGGTGATTTGGCTTAGAAAGTTATCGTGGAAAAACTCTAAACTGTCATTATAAGCATACCTTGTACGCTCATATACAAGCTCTGCTCCACGATTATTCTCATTCATATCAAACTCTTGGCAACGATATTTAATATCTTCATAGGATTGTTCGAGTAATGATTGTATATGCTCATCTTCGAACGTATGAAATATTTTTAATCGTCGCTTCATTTCTTTAACATGATTTTGAGTGATCATTTAATCACCCCTTTCAATTATGCGCCTACATCAGGTGATACTGAGTCAGCAGATGGTTTTGATGCGATATCCAAGTCGTAAACCAAAGCTACTTTATTATCGTCTGGCATACCGTGTGCAAACTGTTTTGCGATAAACACATCAGCATCTTCTAACGCAAGCGTTTGGTCATATGACTTGATTGTTACTGAGCCGGTTTGGACTGCATAATAACGACTTCCCACAACAAAAATAGCTTTATCAGGGTCTACAAACTCTGATGCTACAACATCTACGTTAAATGGCAACGACGTTACCCAAGCACCGTTTACTGTTTGCATAGTGTTTTGTGCTTTTACATAGAATTGATCTGCTGGGTTAACCAGAAGTGTTACACCTGTACTTACGTCTACTTGTGCTCCATTCTCTTTAGTTGAAAGTGTCGTAAGCGCTTGTGCTAATTCATTAGCGGTAGTTTGAGCATCCGCAAATGTCAATGTCCCTGCTGATGCTTTGTCAGTCGCACCAGTAATAGTTACGCCGTCCGTATCATATGTTAAATCTTTTGTCAGTCCATAAGGTTGGTTTGATGCTGCACCGTTGCCTTTAACAATACCTTCTTCTAATTTAAGTGCTATTGCTTCCGCTAATTGCAAACGAACATAACGCTCAATCCATTCTGGGCCAAACTCCAACATATCTTTAGGCACGATGGCAAATGCAGTTAATTTATTTTGTGAGAAATTTAATTCCTTAAAATTCGCTTGAATTTGTCCTTGAATCTTACCGAATACTTCTCCCCAAACAGCAGCGCCTTTAGGGTCTCCAACGATTAAACGCGTTTTGATTCCAGCAATCTGAAAATTAATTTTAGATAATAGAGGTCGTGCTTTCTGCATATCTTCAAACACACGTAATACTGTAGATTCCGGTAAAATAACCTCTTCTTTGTAAGTGTCTAAGTTTGCCTCATCTTCTACTAAGTTAGTAAAGAAACGTGATTCCTCAGCAGTAAGAATGTTTTCCCCTCGATTCATACGCACTTGCTTATCAGTCGAAGTGTTATAAACTTCTTCACGCGCTTCTTTTAACACTTCGTTCTGCAAATTAGAAGAGAAAGCAGCCATGTATTCCGCATATTTATTTTCAATCGTTTCAGGGTCAGCATCATTTCGTACTGCCTCGAAATATTCATTCTTTAAATTCTCAACATCTTTGTTGATTGAATCTTTAAATTTCATTGTCATAATTTTTCCTCCTATAGATAACGTTTTTTCTTTGGTTTATTATTACTATTTTTAAAATTGGCTAATTGAATTTTTAACCCTTCGATTTCATTCTTCATAGCAATCATTTCACTATTGTTTTCCTCATCTTCTTTAGATTCTTTAGGTGTTTCAACCTTATCTTTCGTTTTGTCCGCAAATCCTTTGTCTACGGCATCTTTTGCTGTAAACCAAGTTTCATCAGTCATGAGTTGTTCAATCTCTTCATTATCAAGTCCTGTTTTATCCTTATAAACTTCAACAATAGATGCATCCACTGTTTCTAAAGCATTTAGCGTCTTCTTAACGTCCGCCTTATTACCAATTGCGATAGTCGCTGCTTCATGAATCATCAGCGAAGCACCTTTGCTCATAATAAGCTCATCGGCCGCCATTGCAATGATAGATGCCGCACTTGCGGCCAAAGCAGTAACTTCAATTGTGATGTGCGAAGAGTGGTTTTTTAAATAATTATAAATTTCAATTCCTTGAAAGGCGTCACCACCAGGGCTGTTTAAGCGAATTACAATATCTTTATCCACACCATCTAATGCTTCGGCAATATTTTGACTGTTAATGGTTTCATCAGCAAAGATAGAAGATTGAGCCACCGGTCCGCTAAGAGTGAGAACAACCTTATCGTCTTTCACTTCGTTTTTAAAAGCATATTTAGACGTTGCTTTCATTAGCTCTTGTTTCGTCTTCATTTTTATTCTCACCCCCTTTCAATTCATCCTCAGGTTGATAGTTTTTAGTCAAAATAAAACGGTCTCCACCTTCAACAGGTGCAAGACCGAGCATTTCACGAACTTCATTTTGTTTAGCTGCGCTTGATGATATTAATTTGTCTACTTTTTCTGCATTCTTGATTGGATCTACCGTATTGATACCAACAACTTTTATACGTTTACCACTTAAAAATTCGCTTTCAGTAAAAAATTTGCTGTTCAATTCATCTTCGATTTTTGAAATTAAAGGATTAATGCAGAAATCTATATATGCACTCATAGCATTACTTAAATCAGCAACATCTCCATGTATTAAATTCGATGGAATCCCTACAATTTTCGCAACATCATCAATAATCATACGCTTGACTTTTTGTAAATTCTCTCCGCCATTATCGTTACCGGTTGTGCTATCTTTCGACAGTTCTTTATATTCGAATCCTGGTACTTGAGGCACGAGCGCAACACCATTATTCTTAAATTGACTATAAATTTTATCAATATATTTTTGCAATCTTGTCATTTTTACATTATCGATATTTCCACCGCCAGAATCGACGCTAACAATACCTCTGATTTGATTTTTACGAAGTTGCGTATCCATCATTCGTCCGAAAAGTTCTCCATAATCTGCAAATAAGCTCTCAACAAATCTTTGTAACTTATCGTTGTTGTAATTCAAATATATAACTTCATTCATCCTAAAAGAACGTTCGAATTTGAAGTCTTTTACAATAATATCTTTAAAAACATCTTCGTAAACAGCAAATTCTTCTCTATAAAAATCATCAGCAATCAATAAGTCATCTGAGTCGCTTTTAATGATTAGAACCTCATTGTCATAAACCAATTTGTAAATAACTTTGTGCCAAAAATCAGTAGCGCTTGAGTCTGTGTTAGGTCTTACATTCAGCTTATAATACAATTTATCTTGCTTTAGTTCTTGACCATCTTTAACCCAAAATTCAGATTGGCTGAATGTCCGTGATATAAAATTAATTACAGTTTCAATAGCCATACGCTTCAAATATGAACGATTGGCTGGGTCGTTTGCTAAATCTAAATCGAGCATATCTCTTAATTCTAAATTACGTTTAAATACTGCATCCAGAAATCCCAATTAACCACCTCCTTTATTACTAAAAATTAAGTTGATCTAATAAATCAAACGCTTTATCTAAATCGATTTCTTGTATCTCATCCACAGCGTAGAGCGCATGTAAAAAAGCATGGAACCCATCAGTTTTTCGTCTATGTTCATCCTTCTTGATGAATTCTTTGTTACCATCCTTTTTGACGTGAACTGCAACATTATTTGTGTACCAACGCATTAAAGGGTTATCTCCGAATATAATTCTATGATTTGCAAATAATGTTTCAATTCTAGGCGCTAACTTACTATGTACACCTCTTGGATTTCGTAATACTTCAATTTCAAATCCAGCTTCTTCAAATAAAGGACGCATTAAATCCATGCGGAAATTATCTGCAACTACTTTTTGAATAGCATACTTTTCACGCATTTTTATAAACCAATTTACTATATGCGCAGGGTTAATTGATGGTTCATCTACAATTGTTAAATGACCTCGTCTTTCCCATTCCTTGATTGGAGGCTTCAACTGAGCTTGGTCAAGGTATTCTTTACGTGCAAAAGAATGAGATAGCCAAACAACGTTATCACCTTGTTTAAACAGCAACCCTACAGCCGCAAAATCTTTAATACTAGCATAATCAACACCACCGATTGCAGTTTTATTTTTTAGTGGCGGAATATCACGACTTGTAGCTAAAACATCTTCACGTGATGCAACAATTTTACTAGAATCTTCTTCTGGCAAATTCATTCGCTTAGTCATAAAATTTTCGTAACCGCTTGGGCTGTGCTTCAAATCTTTATATTGGTTTAAAACTTTACGGTAAAGACGTTTACCATACTCACTCATAGGTTCTTCAAACATAGGATTTGCTTTAGACCACTTAGAAGGGGCGTCCTTCTCATCTTTATGATCTAACCGACAGATAAATGGAAATAAACGGTCATCAGTCGCTCTTCCTTCTAAAATTTCTTTGGACCGTTCTTTCATTTTGTCTAAGAACCCTTCACGTACAAATCCGTCTGTACCAATAAAAAATTCTCTAGGGTGCTTCACTTTACCTAAGCCACTAGAGAATACATCTACAATATCATTATTTTCATATCTATGAACCTCATCATAAATGATAAAACCTTCACGACCACCGTCTTTGCTTCCAGCATTACTTGTTGCATACTCAAACTTACTTTGCGTTTTAGTAGAAGTTATTCTAAGTTTTGTAAGGTCGAATACACCTTCACCTTCTACGTCATTGATTTTACCTTCATATAATCCGTGTTTGATTATCATTCTATGCATTTCTTCAAATGATGTTTTAGCTTGTTTTTCTGTATTGGCTACAACAGTACCATCATAATTATCAATACCATGCAATTCACTAATGAAATATGTCGATAATCCACTTATCAGTCCGTTTTTACCAGCACCACGTGCAACAAGCCAAAAGAATTGTTCGAAATAAAGTTCATCTTCCTCATCAAAGAGAAATACAAATGCTATTAAAAATTTCTGAAAGGGTTGCAACTTGAAATAAAACCGTTCAATAAAAGCTATACATAGTTCAATTTGTTCGTTATCAAAGTATAGATCGTTTCTATATAAGATGTTGTTTTCTAGATGGTCAATCAACTTTATTCTATCGTTATTAAGTTTAATTTCTCCATGTTTGTACTTGTCAATATACCATTTGACATGTTTATTTATCTCCATTCAACATACTCCTCAATCCTCCCGTTTCTTTATCCACGACTACGTCGACATCTTCAGGGAGTAATTTTGATAATTGCATAATTATTTTTTGATATGCAGCATCTCTTGAGTTGAATAATTTGGCAATAGGTCGTTCTCGCTCATAAGCTGGCGTGCTTTCAGACTGAGTGAATAATTCATAATCCCCCTTTTCTTGTATGTCGGACCACGCATCATCCAGAAGAATCCGCATACGCGCAGCTTGAACAATAAGACCTTGAGCCACTCGTTTTTTATCTTCAGGGATAGATTTGAAAATTTTATCTAGCCTAACTTTCTCCTTTTTCACACGTGCTTCATGTTGTTTAATTTGCTCTTCGTTGCGTTCCATGTACTTCACCTCTTTCAATTATACCCCCAGGGGGTTATACGTGAGAATTTTACAATAAATCTCGGGAGAAGATTCCCCGCCCCGTTCCCCAGAGTTTTTATTTGTTCAAAAATATTTTGAGGGGGGGTATTATATTTTTTATAATTTACCACCATTCATCGTTTGACCATTTGTTTTTTTCTTTTTTATAAATATTTCTATCATGATGTTTTTCGTGACACTCAAAACAAACTGTTATTAAGTTGTCTATATCTAGTGCTAAATCTGGTCTATCTTTTAACTCTTTTTTGTGATGTACTATAAGACGTGTATCTTTATCGGTAACTACTTTACCTTTTTCTTTACACCATTGGCACTCGTAATTATCTATATACAACCTTTGTTGTCTTAAGTTTCGCCACTCCGATGTCTTATAGAATCTTTTTCTATCATCCACACCGCTATACTTTATATCCATACACATCCTACTCCCTACTAATATGTATGTGGTTCATTCTCATTAATAAAAAAGAAGAGACACAAAGTCTCTCCTTGCAAATTGATAATATAGTATTGATCATGTCGTAAGCGTCGTTCTCACTTATAGTTATAACTCAATTATAATATTAAAGATGTCTGTAACCAAAATCAGTATGGTGTGTATGATGTGTATAATGTGTATGGTTACCCGGGTTAATGCTGCGCATGATATAGAATGTTAACAATATCTTTCACACGTTTGTAGAAGGTAGCTCTACTTATATCTAGTATTGCCATAATCCTTTTGTGATTCTCTCTTTGTTTTAACATCTGCAATATATGATAATCTTTCTCATTAGTTATATAAGATTCATAAGTATCGATGAACGCTAACTTATCCATAATTAATTGGTTTCGTCTTTTAGCTTTGCTTCTGTTTATAACCTTTACTAACACTTTATCACTCGTACCACCTTGTGCTTTAGGCATTGCAGATTGGTAACCATACTGTGAAATAGAAGTGCTGTCATAATCATACACTTGACTATCTATTACATTACTCATCCATTTATAGCCTTCTATCATTTCGTGTATCTCTTGTTTAGTGTACATCATATACCCCTTATAGGTATTATTAATTTGATTATACCATAATTTCCAGGGTTAATTATCATTCTTCTGCCTTAAAATTGTTATAATCATATCCTTTAATTTCAACTCTTCATCCAACTCTCTATTCGCCATATGAAGTACAAAAGAGAGAAGAGCGAAGAGTATTGTTAGTGCTATCCACATCAATCACTCACCTCTGCTTTTAAATCATTAAGATGTATGTGATCGTGAATTTCGAAGTCTGCAGGTGCTTCCACATCATCGTTCTGTGTACGGTAAATGATAAGCTGTTCAGTAATGTGTTTAGTTGCTTCGTATAGTGTAAGCGTTAAGATAATTTTAAATATAGTTTTAATCATTGTCTCCCTCCGTAAAATCAGTTATATGTTGATATCCACAATCTTCGCAACTTCTTAAAATAGAAATTGGTACAATCGCATCATATGCCTTTTTAACTTCATTATTTAGACTTTTACATTTAGGACACTGAAAGAAGGTAGCGTGTTGAAAATAATCATTGTATTGTAAGAATCTACCTTCATCTACATCTACTGTGGTTATACCGTTTTTAAATAAAACTTCATCTTTGGTCACTGTTTTTGGTTCTGTTTTATATGTGTTCATGTTTACCACCCTGCTCTTTCCATCTTTTTATTAAAGTATTTCAAACTATTATAAAATTCACGCGCATCCGTTTTTTCAGAAAAATATTTACAATGCGATTTACCATCATTGTCAACCCAGAGTACATTCCATGCACTCAAACTTAGAGGGTCTATAAGATCATTAAATATTCCAAACATAGTATTACCTCCTAAAAGCAAGGCGGACGAACCGCCAAGCTGTTTAATACCCTGTGCTTCCGAATCCGTTTGTACCACGTGTGCTTTGTGTATCAAATTCAGTGACCTCTTCTAACTCTGGCGTCCAAATAGGTACAATAACTAACTGTGCGAGTTTGTCGCCTTTTTTAATTTTGTAGGTACCAATTCTATATGTTTCTTTTCCGTTTGTTTCAACATAGTTATTCTCTAAATCCTTATACTTAGCCTGACGTAAATTAGGTACTCTCGGTAAATCATCATTCTTAATATTAATCTTCATATTACCTTGAAACCCTGCGTCAATCTTGCCGGTTTCAATTACTAAGTGTGTTTTACTGCTTACACCGCTACGTGATGTGAGTAATCCCACATATCCTTTAGGAATGTTGACTGCTAGATCAGTTTTGATAATCGCTTTCTCTTGCGGTTCAAGTATCTTAGTTTCAGCTGCGTAAATGTCATATCCAGCGTCCGTTGCATTAGCACGTGTCGGCATTGTTGCGTTTTCAGATAATAATTTGATTTGTAGTTTAGTCATTGTTTTTATCCTCCTCGTCGATACCAGCTAGCTCATACATAATACTCTCCATGCTTCTATCTTTTAAATCTTCAGACATAAATACATTTAAACCACTTAACACTGTTTTTATCGTTTCTTCTTCATGGTCGATATAAACCTCTAAACTACCATCTTCTAATTTAAAAACAACTTTATCTTCTTGAAGTTGAAAACCTTTTTCTTCTACTTTCTCTAATGCTTCCATAATTTTCATTATTCTTCTCACTCCATACTTTTATAATTATCCACCTTAGATACTTCATATCTGATTTTACTCAACACTTCGCTATCTGGTTCGCCTTCTGATTGTTGGTCATCAATCATTTCTTTAATGCGATCAAACGCCTTTGCTTTTTCCAGTACCTCAACATGCTCTTTGTAAATATCTTGATGTGTTTGCATGTGTGGGTACTTTTCTGCCAATGCTTTAGCACCTTCTACTTGTTTTTCCATGTATTTGTATGCCATTTACTCGACTTCCTCCTTCACGAGATGACCTTGTTCCAGCATTTTGTGTACCCACACCGGTAGTTCTTCTAATGTAAATTCGTTTTTGTTGTATGGGTCAATTCCTTTGCCAGCAAAATACCATTTTTCGTCATAAGAATCGTAATTTAGATAATCATAATATTTTCCTGTATATTTAATTCTGAAACGATATTTTTTTGGTTCCTCTCTGTCTTCTAACGGCGTGCTTGCATATTCAAAAATGACTTTAAATAAGTTTTCTTTTTCTTCGTCTGCTAAACACATAAAATTTCGAAATAATGTACTCATGGATTTTGTACATTCTTCGCCAACATAAGCTAAAGTCTCATTCATTTCACTTTTTACACTAATAATTGATAAACCTTGTTCTATTTTAAATCCCATATTTTCCACACTTGCAATAAACTCTTTAGTCTTCATCAACAATTCCTCCTTTGATTCGATCCATTTCATGTTGAACATTTTTATACTGTGAATTGCTAGGATTCCATTGGATTTTTTGTCTGATATAGTTTTCTAAATCTGTCCAGTCGCTGCGATACATTTTAATATCCTCTAGTAACTCGTAATAGGCTTTCTTGTACTTTTCTACTAACTCTTTATCAGTTGCTTGCATGGTTATCGTCCTCCAGTAATTCAGGGTTTTCATAAATGTTACCCAAAACTTCATACTCTGTTGAACTATCTATAATGTAGTGGTCGTAACCTCCGTTATAAAATTCAGTTAATACAAAACTTCCGTCTAACCATTCCACAACATATAACTCACCGTATAAATTTCTCACAATATCCGACTCATAAATTTCTTTTCTGTTTTTGTCTTTCAGACCAGTCGACATCATCACAATTCTATCAATGGTGCCATCTTTTTCGATTAAATCCAGGTCTTCAATATGGTCAAACCAAATAGTGAATCCCATATCAAAACCTTGTTGTTCACCATAACTCATGCCTTTCTGATAATCAGTTCTATGTCTTTCTCTATCAAACTCTCTGAATTTAGGTATCATTCCATTTCCTCCTATTACGTTCATAATCGGCTCTGTCAGCTAACATAGTGATGCGTGTAGGGCTTGCATCAATCACAAACCCTTTTACACCTCTTTGTTGCAACTCTTGCTCTAGCATGCTTAATGTACGCCCTCGTGTGTCTACTTTGAAACGCTGTTTAATTGTGTTTGTAAGTTCTCTGCTAGCCATTACAAAATTCCTTCATCATTGAATTTATGATTTAGTGATTGTCCTTGCTCTAATTGTTCAACAATTCTCTTGATACACAGTTTTGCATGCAATTCACGCATGTTGTCCACATATAACTCTCCTGTACATGTATTCAATTGAGCGTTTGCGTATTTAAGCGCCTCTTTTAAGGTCATTTAAAGCCCCTCCTTCAAACGTTCGGCATAATCAATGATTTTATCCAGCTCTTTATCTAATGCGTCTTTACGACCTAGCCTTGTTGGATATTTAATAAGATTAAACTTCATTGCTCCTCTGAACTCTTCGGGTGTAAAATGTTGTCTACAAAATTCGATAACATCAATATCACCTGTCCCTTGATAATGTTCAGGAATGTTTTTGCAATCTTCAAAATGTTCAGCTTTCTTATCGAAGTAATCCACATCCGTCAGTTCGAACGGATCATCAATACCGTCTAACTGAACCATTACAGATTGTTTGCCGAGTCTATCAACTTCTCTGATAACAACACCTGCGTGTCCGTCCTGCACATTCAATCCACGATATTGCCATAAGACAATACGATCATCTCTTCTTAAATCTTTAATCTCATTCATTTAATGCACCTTCTTTACCATTAAATCATTTTCACATAGGTGCAAGTACCAAGGACTAGGTTTAACACTTTGAGGTGTTCCGTCATATAACCAAGGTCGCTCTGCTCTTTTGCGTGCTTCTGCTTGTTCTTTTTTACGTTCTTTACGCAAACGGTCTTTATAAACCAAATTACGTAAAGCATCTTTTTTATGTTCTTCAATATAAAACTCTGTTTCCAACGGTAAAATGTCGTCCATCAATTGCCCCTCTTTTAAATACTTCATGATCGTCTGAGGCGGAACTTTAGACCTTTGCAAATCTTCAGCTACGATATAAAATCGAATACCTTCATGTCTAATTCGTCTGCAAACTTTACCTTTGTACATTACATGATTGTAATTGTATTTAAGCGCGTCTTCTAAATCCCAACCACTGTTCAATCTATCTTGCAAATCTTTAGACGATACTTTTAAATTTTGTGATAGATATTTAAGTCGCTGAGGTCCAATCTCAATCGTTTCACCTTTATAAATAAATTTTCCCATGATTAGTACCTCCACTCGATATTATCGATTTGTTTAATTTCGCCATCTATATGCTCTTTTGCGTTTCTGAATATACGTTCGATTACTTGTTCTTCTACATCTGCTAATTCCTCATGTTTTTTAAGCAGTACAGGAACATCTTTTTCAAACGTAATCGTATATTGCATACGCATTGTTTCTTCTCGCATCTAATCAACCTCCGTCACAGACATGACAATCTTCGGTTCATCTGCATATTTCTTGAAACTTCTGACCTCTACAATTTGGTTATCGTCTTTCCATAGATGCTTATTTGCAGCGTCTAATACAGTCTTGATCAAGTTGTCTATGTCTGGCTTAGTGCGTTTATACTGTCCTATCATTGCTAACCTTTTCTTATTACTCCAACTTTTCGGTGGATTGAATAAAAACTCTATCGTGACTATTAAGTCGCTTTCCAACATAGCCTTAGGCATCTGCTTTTGTATAAAAGCTTTATGCGCCGTATAAGTTGAAGGCATATAAGTTTGTACAAAGTTGCCTCTTTTACTGAATCTAGGTCTCGGCGACCCTATTGGTGCTTTATGCGTTTCATTAAAACTAATTTCTATTTCCATAACACACCTCTATTTGACGCACGCCGGGCGTGTTCTTATCTTTGATACTTTGGTCTAGGAAATTCTTGTAAAGCTTCTCAGCGTTGCCCTGTGCTTCTCTAATCATGTACTCCGCTTTACTTTCACTACACCTCAAATTTTGTATAATATATTGTTTGGTTAACATCACCATGCATCTCGCTCCCTGTAATCATCACCTAACATCCGTACCGTTCGTGCATTGTGTTTCATTCTCGAATTGATACGTTGCCAGTTCATGTTTTGATTTAATTCTTTATCACTGAAATTAGTAGTAAAGATATTGTTTTTGCCTGTGCGGTTATCGACAATACTGAACAGTTTGTTTAATGTGTGTTCTGTGTTTTCTACACCTACATCATCTAATACAAGCAGATCAATACCGCTTAGTAATTTAACTAATTCGTCTGTTGTTTCCGCTGCATTGCGGTTATATGTTGCTTTAATACGCTCCATAAGCATTGGTATGTGCATAAAGGCCACTGAATATCCTTCTTTTTTAATCGCTTTGGCAATCGCATAGGCAAGGTGTGATTTTCCTGTACCGTATGAACCTTGAAGTATTAATGATTTAGGTTTGTCGATTGAAAATGTTTTTACATATTCAATAGCTGTACTCTTCGCTTTCTCTTGGTCCGCATTTTTAGGTTGATAGTTTCTTACGGTTGCATCTCTAATTGATGCATTTACTGTTGATTGTCTGAATATCTGATTGACTGCTTTTTGTTTACGTTGTTTCTCTGCTTGTTTACCAGCTTCAATCATTGAACACTCGCAACCATCTTTGAATTCATAACCGCTATCAAACTTGTGCAGGTCGTATTTCTTACCGCATTTCTCACAAAATAGTCCGTATTCGATATTAGTAGGCTCGTATTGCTTTAATTTATGTTTTATCTGTGGGTTTAGTAGCCTTCTCATCTACATCCTCCTAATCCCAATAACTAGGGTCGTATTTCATTCGTTCTAGTTGATCTGCACCACTTAATTTAGGTGTTTGATTTTTATAGTTATCAAAGTTTCCACTGAACAATGTTTTAGGACGTAAATATTCATCCATCTTCGGATTGCCCTTCCATTGCGCAGTCATATTATCAATTACTGTAAAGAAATCTTCTTTTGAATTATCTTCATTGAATCTGGCACGTATTAGTTTTTGATTCGCTTTTGATTTGTGGCTAAACCTCTTGCCAGTCTTTTCGTTAAGATAGTCTATAATCTCTTTATACGGGGTGTGCGTCGGGTTGCCCGACAATATATTATTGTTAGTAGTCTCTGTAGTAATCTCTGTGTAGTCTCTGGTATTGGTCGTATCATTTTGATATACTCCATCGTTTCTTTTTGATACGCTCGTCGTATCATTTTGATACGATGGTCGTTTCATACCTTTTAACTTTTCATAATTGACGCTATACCATTTTGTTTTATCGAATTTAGCTTTGTTATAGTTGCCTACATGCAATAAGTCTTGTTTTTCTAAACTGTATACAGTACGTTTAATTGTCATTACCGACCAAAAAGGGAAGTGCTTTTGCCATTCAGGGAATGAGTTGTATATCCAGCGTCTACCATCATAGTTATGATTGCTTTTCTTTAACCAATAGTGTATTTGTTGTAATACAATCGCTTCATTAAGTCCTATCTCAGTAGCTAACTTAGGAAGTACAAGTATTGGGTAATCATCAATTAATAGATTATTCATCTTTAGCACCTTCTTTCAGTGCTTTTATCCTTTCTGGTATTTCCCAGTTGTCAATGAACTCTTTCAATTCATCTGTCATTGGTACGTCGTTTAGGATTGCTTCATCATATAAAAACTGCACGCATTTGTTATATATAAGAGCGGCTTTATGTTTGTTTTTCGAGCTTCCTAGAAAGACACGTTTACCTTTGTAAATTTTTCTTGCACAATAATAAGTTTTGTTATTCTTATATTGAGGAGTTATACCATGATAATTGGTTTTGTTTCTCTTAACATTGAAATGTTTCTTCGTTTGATAATTTTTATTAGGTATTCTATTATCAACTTCAATATCATTGAGAAATCCAATACCATTAGCAATATCCCGGACACCATTGTTATACATCACAGCAGCTTCCTTTTCAGATTTAGAAGAACCTAAATAATACCTTTTCCCATTGAAATTTAATTGTGCAACCCATCGATTTCTCGATTTTCTCCAATACACACCCTTATACTTCGATGCGCTACCATTGACTGGCCTTCTCCAATTGATTGCGTTACCTTCTTGAGTCAAATTACTATCAGTAAAATAATTGTTTTTCTTGATTTGGTAACTGTTTTTTTTAATAAAATTATTTAATGATATTTCTTTGTTATCTATTGAAGTTGCTATAACTCTGGTGTTCTTGCGAAACGCTTTCCACCATGTATACTGATTCACTCTTTCATAATCTTCGTCATCTACGAATATTTCTTCTCCATCTTGCAAAAATATTGATTTAACCATTTTTCTCTCCTTTCAACATTTTGTTAAGCCGATCATCTACTGAAATCCAACTGTTCTCTAAGTGATATTTCTTATCGAAGCTTTCAACGCCCATATTATGTTGGGATTGATGGTGCTCTCTGCATAGCGCTAATACTTCATATCCGTAATGGTCCATTGTCTTACGGTTCTTACCTCTACCTATTGCATAATGGTGTGCAAGGTCTGAATTTTGCTTACCGCAGATAATACAGTTACGGTTGATAGTTGCGTAGTAAAGGAGTGATTTATCCTCTTTAAGCAGCTCGCTTGTTTCTCTTCTCATAGGAATTTGATGATGGAACATGAATGCTATGATTAAC